AATCCCGGCTTGTCGGAGATAACGGATGTCTATTTCTGGCCGCAGATGAAAGAGCTGCAGATCGACGGATTGGACGCCGGGGAGATAGAGGACGGCATAGCCGGGATCCTCGCTACCGGTGATTACATTCCTTTGGTAACGGGCACGGGCACAAGCACAGAGGATCTGAGTATAGACCTTCAAAGCCTTGACTTATTCTGGGAGGCGGTGTACAGCGGAGGGGCGCTCGAACTGACCGGCAGTTCTGCCAGCGGTTCATTCTATGTACAACGGGAAGGCTCTCTGACGGTGAAAAGCATAACATCGGACAGCGATGATCTCTACATCTATGTGCGACAAGGGGGTTCGCTGACTGTGAGCGGTAACGTGACCTTCAAAGGCGAGAGCGGGTGGCTCGGATGCGAATACGGGACGATCACCGTGAGTGGCGACGTGATATCGGAAGGCACCAACGATGGTTGGACGCTCATTGATGCATACAACCCCGATGCGGTGATCACGATCGGCGGCAATGTCATAACGCCGACCCGAGCCGTCGCCGTAAGCAACGGCGGAACGGTCACGATCGGCGGCAATGTCACAGCTAACGGTGTATATGCCATAGAATGCTTTGTCAACGGATCTGTGCACGTGAAAGGGAACATATCCGCACCGAACGGGTACGGCATCTACACAGAAGGCGGTATCGTGAAGGTGGACGGCACCATTGATGTCAAGGATGACACCGAATACATAAAAGACGGCAACACCGGCGAGTTATTAGGGATCGACGATCATTCGGAAGTGAACGTTAACGGTTATGCGTTCGAGTACACCGACGGCGTTTGGTACGTGTATGTAGGTCTGCTGCCCGATGACAACACGGCACCCGTCGATGACAACACGGCACCCGTCGATGACAACACGGCACCCGTCGATGACAACACGGCACCCGTCGATGACAACACGGCACCCGTCGATGACAATACAATGCTTATCATCGGAGCGGCCGCCGCGATAATCGCGATCGCCGGCATAGGAGTATACATATTCGTTATACGTCCTAAAGCATAAACCATTAAAAAGCGGGGGCGACCCCGCATCCGTTTTTTTAAAGTACCGGAAGAGACGGGATCTCCGTCAGCCGCAGTTTGTGTATCAGAAGAGTTCGAACGCCGCCGTGAGTGCGGCGCTCACCGCAGAATGCGGGTCCTCGGAGCCGCCTACGATTATGACGTCGTTCTGTCCTAAAGACACGTTCTTTCTGATCTTATCGGCTATTTCGGGTCTCTCCTTATCGAGGTCCCAGTCGGGCGGCATCATGAGTATTCCGTTGCGGAAGAGTATTGTTGTGCATCCTGACGCACCGGCGCGTATACCCGCATCGCGTTGTTGCATACCGTTCTCTATCTTCGACGAAACGCCTATTACTTTCACCGCTTGCTGATACGTTCCTACGACCACGTCTCCGAGCTCGATGCTCAGGACCTTCAGCGGCAATTCATTCAGGAAACCAGTCCCCGTCTTCGTTATCGTAACACCCGTCTGTTTAACGGAGACCATCTCCCATTCCTTCAGTGTATCCAGAATACGGCGCATGCTGCCTTCGCCTACTCCTACGAGTTCCGCTAACGCCTTTCTTCCGATACGTTTTCCGCCGGAAAGGAGATGCAATGCCCAGTACACATTCGTATCGTCGAACCTGAACATCGGGCCGTACTGAGGCGCGTCGATTATTCTCAAATCAGAATGTCCTCACTTTTCCGGATATTATCATTTCCGTTACCTTGTCAACGTTCTCAAGCCAATCGTCAACGATGACCTCGGCGTCCTTCTTCCACTTTGATATGTTCTTCTGATTCTCAGAGACCAATTGAACGTTAGCGTTCAGCGGATGCGATACCGGCTTTCCGATCTGGGAAAGTAATCTTACGCGTACTTCCACATCATCGGATACCTTCTTGGCGACATCTTCAGCGATCAGCTTCGACATCACGTTGTATATCTTTCCGATATGCGTTATGGGGTTCTTTCCGGAAGTGGCTTCCATGCTCATCGGTCTGTATGGTGTTATAAGACCGTTAGCTCTGTTCCCTCTGCCAACGGAACCGTCGTCTCCCATTTCCTGGGAAAGACCCGTGCACGTCAGATATATCACCTTTCTTTTGATGTCGTCGCCTGTGTTGACGTCAAGTTTTACGCTGAGGTCGTCCTCAACGATCTTCAATGCGTTATCATACACTTTACTCTTCAGTTCCTCAACTGCCGAGATGTAGTGGTTCAGATCGTCGATATATTTGTCAACCATGGCGCATGCTACCGTCAACGTCAATTTCTTACCGACCCTGGATGCCATCACTTTAACGTCTTGTCCCGACTCTTTCAAACTGTTCTTCAGTTTCCCGTTGATGTATTCCTCCGTTTCAAGGACAACTTTATCGGTGAGGCTGTACGGTGCGTAGCACACTCCGAACGACGTATCGTTGGCAAGGAACTTCGATGTTTGATAAACACCTCTGAGATCGTCGGAACCCTGTCCGATCCTCGCGTCAAGTATGACCTCGGAATCAACATCGAGGTTGGGGAACGTTTTCTTCAGATATTCGCGCGCAGCTTTCAAAGCAGTAGGCTTGCACGGAAGGTCCTTGTCCTTAACGTGTGTTGTCGCACGTCCGACAAGCAATATGTATGCCGGATCGACTATCGCACCGCCCTTGAATCTGGGGCTGGATTGACCGGCGGCGATCTGTGTTTCATCAGTGTTGTGATGAAGTACCTGACCGAATTCTTTCTTGTACATCTTGCACAGCGCCCTGCTCACTTGTTCCGCGAGCGCATCGGCGACGCTGTCCGGATGTCCTATACCTTTTCTCTCGACGAGTTCAACCTTCTGCATGGGCACAGGTATCTCGTTTATCCCTTCTACGTAGATGTTCTTAGACATGTTAACTCTCCGCTTACGTTGAGTATACTAAAAAGTAGGATGAGGTCACAATACATAAACTGAATTGATGCAATTATTCATATATGAATTTTTACGTAGATTTCCCTTCAAAATCGCTGTGACCTCATCAGTTAATTCAGTATATATACTCTCCCTTCAACTTCTTCCGGCTCATGTAAGCTTTCTCTGCGAACGCCGCCGCATTGCCGATAGGATCGCTTCTGTCAACCTTCACGTTCTGTGCCATCCTCATAAGATTATCGTCCGGGCGGTAATAACGCTCGGTCATGTTGATATTCTCATGCCTTGCGAGTTTCTTTACCATATGAATCGGAACACCACTATCGAGCTTGTTAGTGATGTACATCGAACGTAACGAATGCGGTGATGTGTCCAACCCGATCTTCTTCATAGTTCTTACGAAGTATTGGTAGAACTGACTTGCTGTCAATGGCCTTACACCTCCCCATTCTTTGACGATCAACGCACCTCCCGCGTCATCGAAGTATTTATTGACAATGTGTTTCCTTTTCTTCAAATAGATCTGAAGCTCGCTCATCAGTGTGTCGCCTATCGGCAAACGTGATGTTTTCTTACCCTTTCCGCGAACGATCATTATCCAATCGCCTTGTATATCTTCTACTTTGAGCTTACAGATCTCCGATCTGCGAAGACCCAGTTCAGAACCGAGAACGAACGCTATCCGCATACAAGGCTCCTTTATCATACTCAGCGCCTTCTGATAATCCTCATACTCCAGCGTCTTCTTATTCTTTATAGAGAGATCGAACTTCAGGAACATTTCCTCAAGGTTGGTGTTCCTGTTCTCTTTATCAGACATGACATGACAGAATCTTTTCAAGATTATGATGTAATTCTGCTTCGTTGTATCTGCGATCGAGAAGTCAAGAATAAAGTTCGCTTCTCGTTCTCCGATGTGATTCGGATCTACACACAGACCGGCTTCGTATAGTCTCTTGAGAAGATTCTTCATTGTGTTGCGGTATGCTTGTGCTGTCCGTTCGCTTCCTCTTTCGTATTTGTCTGCGAACTCATCCGCTAACATCAAAGCCTTCTCCAAGGCTGTTCGTTCTCTTACCTGCATCCCTTTCTGACTGTTTGACCTTGCAGAGCTTTCGCTCACGCAAAAGCCTCCTTACCTTCGTTATCCATGATACGTCTCCTGCCTTTCGGCGGAACCGCTTACGGAAATATCTGATATAAATAACTTAACACATGCGGTGAGGTTTTTCCGGAGACGTATCAGATCTCGAACATCCCCTCACCACACGTGCCGTCCGCCGGTGTGGCGTTGCCATGGGTTTGGCGTAACACCGACAAGACATAACACGATTATCGGCAGGGTATTAAATCCCTCTGAATGTAGAGAGAGATACACACACGATAAAATGACCATTTTGAAACGTGCATCTTCTCTTTTTTCGTGTTGCAGTGGAAATAGGGGTGCGGCGCTGAGAGAGAGAGATACACACACAAAATATAATCGTCATTTTTCATTTGTTAAGATATGTAGTGTCATCATCAAGGAATATACGCCAGAACGCTGTAAGAATAATTACTCCAGCGATAACGAATATCCACCAATCCGACGGATAAAGCGCAATTGCAGCTATTATGATCATCACTGTGACGATGATGCATAATTTAGATGACAGATTCATTTGCATATTATCGCCCCTTCATCTTGTTTCTCGCCAATTCGATGGAGTTCTGCACCGCCGGAATGCTTATGCCCTCTATCACGGCGATCTCTTTGTACATGAGACCGTCTTGGTGCATCGCGTAGCGTCTGGCCTGCGGATACGTGAGCTCGTACCGTTCAATAAGCTCCGCTACGTTGCGGTTTCCGGTGACGGTGTATTCCTTCATCGGTTATGGTATACCCAATATCATATTTAAGTTATGGTATGTACTATAATCCCATACCCTGCCATCGATTTTCATTTTTAAACAATTTCTTTCGTTTTTACTCGTTATTCATTATAGGATATACCATAATACTTATATACACATTATGGTATAGCCTATAATGGGGAGAAACCCCGAGGAGAGAAAAAACATGGAAAAGAGAGAACTGAGAGCGGGAATGACGATCACGTATGACTATGCCTACCCGGATATGCAATACTACGAGGTCACCATGAAGAACGGCACGATAATAGCGAGCGGTCGCGGGTATGTGAAGGACCTCGACGGATCGGTTGCGATAAGCGACGGTGTGAAGAACATCACGTACTTCTACACGGTGGTCTGAATGAAGCTCTACGGAAGCTTGACAAACAGGATGATCGAAGGCTCCGGGCCGGAGACCGTCGAGATCGGCATGGGAGCGACGAGGGTCATGTATAGCGACCGCTACCCATATACCGTGATCGAGGTCCTCAGCCCATGCAGAATAAAAGTGCAAGAGGACTTCGCGAAAATGAAGGCGGGCGGGACGGTCCTCTCCGAAAGCCAAGACTGGGAATACTTCCCTGACCCGAACGGCGATGTCGAGACGCTCATCAAGACGAAGAGGGGTTGGAAAGTGTTGGGCAGAGAACAGCGGTTCGCAGTAGGATTCCGCGAGAAATTCTATGATCCGACGTTCTGAAGATTGAAACTTCTTTCTCTCCCCAAACCCTTTACTCACTTCTTCTTTATGAGCATCTTCTCTCTTCTTTTGTTTGCGTTCTTCTCGTTCGAGATCCGCTCCATGTCAGCCATGAACAATTTGCCCTCCTTCGTCTGCATGAACGCGGATACGTCCGAATCTCTATTGAACGCTATTATGGCCTCTGTTTCTTCATCGTATTCTTTGTACAATCCGCCGTATTGTTCTCTGGCCGCGATGTATCCGTGCGGATATGGATAATGATCTTCAGGGAACGGGATCCGAAGAAGGCCTTTGCCGTCTACGATATAACCGTCCGCGATCTCATCCTCATCGGTATGTTCGATCTTGAACGTGAAGGTTGATAGTGAGCACCCCTCGATCTGAAGGATGAGCGTGTCGAAGAACTCCCCGAACGTTGCCTTGTGCACTTCGTACAGATGTATGTCTATCTCTTCAGACATGATCGTTATCGTGTGTATCGCGTGCTTCGGGTCCTCCGCCGGAATGGATACGATCTCAACCTCTATGCAGTCTTTCGTAATGAACGTTAAGCGCATGACTTTCCCGTCGGCGAACCATCCGCTGTAATCACCCTTGTGTATAGCGCTGACGATGATGTTCGCTGCGCGGATGTTTATGTTTTCACGCTCCAATGATTGAAGATTTCACCCTAACCACCTTATCATAATAACAAGTAGAAAAATAAAACTAAACATCAGGATCGATGCACAAAGAAGATCCTTTGAAACGATAGCGGCCTTCATTAATACTTTTCGCAAGGACCCTACTAAATGTCTGCGCCTTCTGGTTTTGACATTCCAACTCATTCATTGTGTTCATCTTTTTTTGTGTATTAATCACTTATGATAATCTGAACACCAAGTCGAGAGTTAAACTCTGATCTGAGAATTTGTCCAACAACTGACTTTCACGCAATACAATCCCTTCCCCCTGCTGTCCGTCAACAGCGAAATCAACAATCGCCACGCCATGCGGTGTGTTTATTGTACCGACACCTTTCGGAAAGAACGCGTGCAGTATCTTTGCGTTGAATCTCGGAGCCGTTATTATTTGAGGTGTGGTCACAGCAAGCAAAGTACCGTTGGCGTCGCGTATTCCGAATTGATTCGGTGTAATTGAAAGAACCCTATCTTCTATCAGACATGCGTATCCGTCCGTGTCTCCCAGTTCCAACGAAGTACTCTGTCTCTGCAATCTCTCACGGTCAAGGTTTGTGGTCCTGTCGTTCGCTACTTCGCTCACGTTCGACAGCTCGGCTTCGGTGCTGTAGTCGTCTAAATTGAACGTTACACTCTTGACTTTTACCTTCTCGTCAAATCCGATCTCAGGGTGCTTAAGTTGAATAACCGAACCAGATCCGTATGTCTCCAGTTGATCGCTAAGATGCATGAGCCTTACATCTATCCCGTGAATCTTGATCTTTCCCTCCCATGCACCACGAGGTATAGAATCGAGTAACGCATAAGCTTGAAGGAACGCATTATCCGAATTTTGTATTGACGAATCCTCCGATGCTTCGCAGAATTTAAGACGTTCATTCATATCTACCGCAGATACCATTACAATGTCCGGTGTTCCTGTTTGCGGATCCTGAATCTTTGAACTCATAAATTGCACGACGGGGCGGTTATTGATTGTCTGCGTGATACCGAATACCGTAATGCCATCCTTGCCGACTTCCATTGTGAGATCCGGGTTATCTATAACATCCGTTCTGCGAGACATAATAAGGTTCTTAATATTTGTTCTTGAAGGTGTGACCAGCGTCATTCTGTCACGCCACGGAACGCCCACTGAATCTTCTTCTCTTATGCTTGTCAAATCGGTAATGTATGAGATGAGATAATCACCACGGCAGTTGTATCGTCCGAGTGCCTTTTGTGCCGTTGCTGGAACGTCGAGAATATATCCTTGACTGTCTATTATTTTTTGTAATATTCCCTTAATGGTTAGACTGCCTGAATAGTATGATATTAGCCCACGTGAGAATGTTGAAGGATTACGTACAGATATGGGTATTGGCTGTACCACTCCCTCAATCGCGTATATATTGAGACGATTTCCGGAAACTGCAAAGGATGTTATTTGTTTATGTTCTGCACCGTTCAGTCTTATCATCGGAAACGGTCGCTCATAGAAGTTCGTTCCACTTACACTCCATGTATATACAGATGTTCCGTCGATCAGTGTTTCTGCATATATTCCTCCTCCGGACGTACTTGTAAGTCTATTGAATGAATAGTATGCCCAGAATCCATCCGGTATAATGGAATAGTCAGCGACCCGTATTCTCGCTGTAGGACCTCCGACGGGGATACCTCCTGTTGCTCCTGTAACATGGAAAGTAACCCAATATAATTGTCCGGGAGTTACTTTGATGCCCGAACTGAACTGCCATGATCTCCAGTCTAAATGATCTGCAACTTGAGTATTGAATGTTGTCAATGCTTCACCAATAACTAATCCGGGTCTATTATTTCCTGCGTCTAATCGTATACGACAGCGAACAGTGACTGTTCCTGCTGAATTCCACCCCTGCATATACGCTTGAATCGTATGTATAAATTCATCCGTTGCGCGGAACCTGTAATTTATACCAATCTGTGACACTGATTCTTGTCGGACAGTGTTGTATGAAGAACCCGAATACGGATTGTCTGAGATCATAGGTCTTTGGACGTTTACAGCGAACTTTGCATCAGTTACATTCAATCCTTGCGCATTGGGGAGTTCGAGGTATAATTGACTGCCGTCAACTCTATCTGATGCTATCTGATTAACAATTCGATCAAGATAATGCGTATAAAAGTAATTACTTCCGAGACACATCATATCATGCATCGTGTCCGCGCAGTTCACGATAAGATCCCCGTCGTTGATTCGCATACTGTTGACGCGACCGAAGAATAAGGTTCCATCGGTATGCGTAATCTCAATAATCGAACCTATGTCAAGATTAACAGGAGTCTTACGGACCAACGGCATAAGAGATAGGTTTGCCACAGATCCTAATCCTTCTGTTATCTTGACTGTCGGATGCGTATCTATCACATATTCAGCAATATTTATTCCGTCGCATGTGATAGAATAGTCGAGCGTCATCGTATCACCACCGTAGAGATCTCTGAAACAGCGGAGGGTGCTTGTGTGTTGAATGTACCCTCACTCGCGGCAATGTTATTCGTTGTCACATTTTGCGTCAGGAAGTATGCAATCGTTCCACCTACTGCCGCACCGATCCCGGCAGCTGCCGCAAGACCGAGTGCAGGATTCGTTGCAAATGAGGCGGCCACTCCACTCACTGCGGTTTTCTTCATATCAACATCGAGTACCTTCATCACTTTAGATAGAGATTTCAAAATCTGTATCGATCCCGTTGTGATCTGTATAACTGACTGAAATTGCTGAAGTGATCTTTTAGCATCATCCGAAAGCGGAATGAATGTTTGCAGACCACTAATTAAGCTATTTGTTCCGGAGGCAAAAGCTTGGACGTTCGTCATGAATTTTATGTGCTTAATATTTACGCTATCAACTTTTTCATTCAGTCTATCCAGCGCCTCTCCGGCCTCATCAGATTTAGGAGGGATCCCGCCTATATTATCAATGGTATAAGTGACTGTGTCATTCATCATTGCTAAAGTCTGTATATGCCTGTTATTATTTTCTTCAGATACACTACCCGCTTCATTCAACTCTTCGATCTTTTCTTTCGTCTGTTCGGCTCCTGATCCGAGTTCTTTCAAAGAATCAGATGTTTTATCTGACTTCTCCTTTACCTTTCCGAGAACACGATCAGCTAACTCACTGTTCTCTTTGGTTACATCAAGCGTTTGATTCGCATCAGCCATTTTAGTCAGAAGTTTATCGGCGTTATCGGTCAAGTCCTTCTCCGATACTTTAAGAGCTTCGATCTTTTCTTTCGTCTCTTTAGCGGCTTTCTCGGTAGTCTCAAGAGCCTTGTCAGCAGAACCTGTTTCAACGATGATACCAAGATTGACACTTCCCTCTACATTATCAGGCACGATCGACATCCTCCTGTGATTTTGTTATCAGGTGCTCTACGGTTAACCCGACGCCAATCGCCACTCCTGCGAAAACGAATGCCATCGGCCCATACTTAGCGATTGCCGCCGTGAACTTAGCTTGATTGACTGCGGTCTTTCTCTGAGATATAGCCTGAATAGCTCTCCATGCGGTTGCAGCTCCTGATACTGTCTGCATTGCGCCCGTCATAACCTGCATCGGTTGGACATCGATTCCCATATTATCGAGACCTCTAACGGCCTGATTGAACGCATTTGCGCTGGTCTTAATGTCCATTGCCGACATGTTAACCCTCCGTCACGCTCACTTCGACGGAGAACCATCCGGAGCCTCCTGATTCTCTTCCCGATACATTTGTTATGTATCCGAACAGTGTCCACGAAGGTGTGTACACAAGGACCTTCAGCGGCTGCCTTGTCATTCTATCAAGCGCGGTCTCGATCGATACCTCGCGTCCCTCTTGTAGAAGTCCCTTCTTCGGCCATTGTATCGTTACCTTTCCGCTTCGTATCCCTCCATACCTCCACCTTGAGGATTGTTTGCCTTCGGACATTTTTGTCGTGGTCTTGATGTTCGCCGTGATGCTCAACGGCAACGGATCCGACATGATAGCGCTGTCACTGACACCCGCACTCAGCAAACAGTCTATCTCCCCCGTAAATTTGAATCCGGGCATGTTCTGAACGCATGAGATCCCCGCGATCACATTACCCACACGCTCAGAACCGCTGAGGTCGATAACGCGGTTGTCGGGGTACATTCCCATCAATCGGAATCTTGAAACATTAATCCTGATAGGTTGAATACCCAACGAATAAATGTAAGGCGGATCGACGGTAAGTCCTGCGCCGGAGAAGGAGTCTATAATGACCGCATGGGATTCGATGTCTGTATCGATAACTATCTTGTGACGGATGTGTACAATATCATCTATTTTGGGGATCGTGCCGAGATCCCACACAGTTATGTCGCTCCACACACCGTCCTTTGTCGATATTATTGTTGTGATCGTACCGCCTCCGCTCTTACCTTTATTGATTCTTCCATGAGATCCTTGAGCATTAAACCTTGAACGACCGTCTGATCTGCCAACGGTACAACGCATTGACCCATCATTAGCGCCGCAAGCACGTGGTCATGTGCGGGAACGTCTGAGGGCATCTCCATCATACAAATGCGTTCCAATGCCCTCAGTATCGAACCGTCCTTGTCTTTGCTGACGATCTCACGAACTTCCCGCGCACTCGTACCGTCAGGGAACGCAAGCGCATACAGATCGAACATGTCCGCTCTTGCCGTCAAACGCTTCAGGAACTCCGCCTGTTCGTCGAGAAGATCACCGCCCAACTGCTGGATATTCTCAAGTCTACGGACTTCGGACATGTCCTCTTCAGAGAAGTTCCATTGTCTTGCAAGGTCAACGTATGCGAGATACTTCGGGTATCGGAGCGTCACACCGTTGACCTTCTCTCCGTATCTGTGCTGTTCCCATAATCCTATCATACGACTGCGGCCTCCGCGCAATCCAGATTTACAGTGATCTGATGGCGGTCCTGAATATGTTCCGGTAACGACAGCGTATATCTGTTATTCGACAGCGTGATCTTCTTGCCGTTGCTCAGCGGGATCTCGACGTTGCCGGCCTTCGCATTATCAAGCTGATCCTCGATTATCTTGTAATCCTTGAACCAGCATACCATCGATAACGTGATGTTCCTCTGCCCTTCCGTGAGACATCTTGTGCCGACATACGTGTTGGTATCCGCACCTATGAGCGGTCCCGATGTCCTTCCGAGGCCGTTATCAACGCTGATCGACCACGATTCCGGATAGAAGTCCGTAGTACCGACCTTGATGCCGCTATTCCACTGGATAGCGGCAGGTCGTGACGTTATTGCATCCGTAGCAGTCGTTATGTCCATCGTCTGGAGCTTCGTCGCTTTGCTTGCAGCAAGCTTCTCGGCGAACTGTGCGAACACCGTTGCATTCACAGCAATGACAGCTTTCGGCTGATCTGCGCTTATGTTCAAGGTGTTGACCTTGCACCCATTGTAAAGAACCTGTTCGAGATTCGCCTTCGCTGTTGAACCAAGTTGCATGAGTATCGAGTACGAAGGAAGGATGTCCAGATCTCCGGTAGCAATGCTCGATCCCGAAGGGATGCCGAAAGCACCGCTTATCAACGGTTCCGCCCAATCAATTCCGACGGTCGCCGCTCTCAGCGGTCCCGACACTGAGAATGCGACATCATTCCCCTGATCGACGGATGTGTTAACATCGTAACTTCGCGATCCGGGGAGATACTGTCTATAACGATGCTTATCGTCCTGCCTCTGCCATGCCGTTGAGTATAACCCCGCCTTCATGGTTCCCGTCGGCGTCTTGCCGTAATCAACCTCTTTCAGGAAGAACAGAGATCCCAGTTCTCCCGCCGTGTATGCGCATTTAGCTGCCATTCATATCCTCTCCATTATTGTTTTTATTTTAATGTTCTGCTCGTGATATTCGCTCCTGACGTAAGCGGGCGGTGATGCGTCTACTGACACGATCTTGCCTATGTGACGTGCTTGATGTATCGTATTATGAAGCTCTATCGCTGCCGTCTCTGATGCTATAATATCGCTACTTCGTATGCGGATCGTGAACTCAGGAGCGTCCATTAATTCGCCGTTAAGACGAACGTCAGCGTGACCCCCGCCCGTCTGAGCTACGGAGTACACAAGACCAGATGTCACCGGAGGCATCTGACCTCTGAAGCATCTCTCTCCGGTGATCTGTTCGATATAAGAAGCGATGATGTCTGTGTATGTAACGCCGTTCACATCTTCGGCTATCGGATCGTATGCTTTACTCTGACGTTTTACGTGGAACGTTATCGCATGAACGTATATCGGCACATTATTGAGCTTCCGGTCGTACTTCCCTTCCGTGAGAATGCGAGCGTCATACATCCTGTTCCCTTCATGGTTGACATACGGAGTGTCTTTCAATATTATGTTCCTGACGAGCTGCATATTTTTCATTGAGCGTTCCATGCTCCGGCTCTGCGACACGATGGTCACAAGATTCCTGTCCGTCGGGTTAAGCGTGAGATCCGATACTCCGCCTCCGCCTTCGGTGATGATGATCATATCCTCAGTGACGGCAGGGATGTTCCTGCGGAACACCTTAGGGTATATGTCTGAGTTCTTGACAAAACCGACGTAAACGTTCCCGCATTCGGCGATGTTGCACAATGCGCTTGATAGCGAGTTGTAGATCATTGATACGAACGTGTTGCCGCATTCGGCAGAATCGCAGAAAGCATCGGCATATCCGCTGCCCAATCCGTTATTACGAAGGATCGTCGCAACATCATCTATCACAGCTATCATTGTTCACCTTCATATTATGTAGAATAACCCCGAGATCGTAGACGAAAGTAACCCTGCGATTAAACCGACCTTCCACGTGAGGTTTTTAATATCCATTTGCAAACCCTTGATCTGTGTTTTTAATTCTTCGCGATCCTTGCGGCTGTAATCTATCTCCAGCGCGTGAGAACCGTGAGCCTTGCACGTGAACTGTGTCTCGTTTATCTTCTCTTTGATTCCCTCGAGTTCGCGCTCCATCACTGCGATGTCGATCATTATCTTATCGCGTGTGGCTGAATCCTTACACGGTTCGTCCGGTGCCATTGTCAATCACCTTATCCTCTATCTTCTCGTCCGTTCTCTGTGCCACGGCCACACGTGCGGCGTGTTCATGAACCAGCGCAACAGACAGAGCGGGTTCAGCTTCGTATGCTACGCTCTCCGGGTAAAGCGGAGTGTACTGAGTGTCGCGGATGCTTATCTTGTAATTCTGCCATTTGCGCAGCATGACGAGATGTTCGCCCGTTGCATCGTTATCGGTATCGACATAATCACGATGCTTTGCGATCTCTCTGTCTGCTTCCTGATAGAGCTTCGCACGTTCCAGCGACCGCAGGCGCTCCATTACATCCCCTTCCATCTTTAAGAGATACCACGCCCCGTCTATCGCCTTGAACACGTCAAGAACGCTGTATCCTTTCGCTTCTGTTTCTTCCTTCTCATCGACAAGAATATTCTTCTTAACGATTTTAGAGACCGGTGTTTGAATCGTCCTTTTGACCGTCTTCTCAATATCTTCGACGGGATCATATTCTGTATCTTCGACCTCTTCGTCAACCATCTCCTCTGTTTCTTCATCAACTTCTTCATACCATGATAAGAAGTCCTTCAAATCTTTGTCTACTACGTCGCAGTAACCCGTATTTTCGTCAAGTAATTTGGCAAATCTGATCATGCTGTCCTCTCCCACATATATACGGTTTTAGTTCCCGTTAAAGTTCCGTTTGATACCCATGTTCCGAAACCTAAAACAGACGCAGGATTAACGTTATTAACGGACATGAACACCGCGCCAACGGGATAGACTATATCTGATTCCATAATCATCCGCCAAACACCCCACGCGGTTCCTGTTAATTTAGATGCGACGGCCATGCGTCCGCTACGCATGTTAGTAATTACCGCCGCTCCAACCGTGGATGAAATTTTGTAAAATGTTAACATTACGACAAAATCATTAGACGTTGCGGCAGGACTAACACCATTACCGCCGTCTGTCTGTCCGTTTATAATTCTATAACTTCGCGATGAATTAGATGGTGTTAATTCATACAGCGCTTGCAGATTTAACGCATACGTGGAATCTTCATACGCACTTGATAATTCACGTGATGCTACTTCGTTGATCCATTTTGTCCATGTTGTCGCGCGTAATGATATATATGTGTCAGGCGCACCAGACGTTAACGGTTTATCAAATCGCCTGGCAATAGCATAACCGCGCGTTGCATCAAATTTAACGATCTCAACCGTAAATCGGACTGTTGTAGGTACGGTTGTCACAGGCCCGCCTGTTGTTCCCGTTGCCATCGGCAAGTCTAACGATTCCTCGTTGACATAAATTATTCGGCGTTGACTGTTTCCCATTTCATTAAGGAAATAATCATCTATCGTTTTTCCTACCAACGTTGCTATTTCCGTATCAATGTTAATTCCTGTAATATCTACCCATCTGCCTATGGTATTAGTTTCAATTGTTGCCGCCCATATCCTTCCATTGTTCTTAACGCCTGCTTGCATATTATGGACGATAGCCGTACCTTTTGCCGCGCTGTACCGTGTGATAATACATACGGCATCTTGTGTAGACATAACGTTATCAATGATTCCCAATTGCGCGTAAGTCATACGGAACGCGCGCGAACCCGTTGCGGGAACTGAAAGAATAGCATCTTGCAAATTTGATAAAGTTAGCGCACCCCTATTTATTTCATACCATGTTCCTTTTGTATAAATTCCTGCGGAAACTGTAACTATCATAGTTGCGATCCTTGCGCCAACATTATCGCCTCCTGTCGTTGGTAATACCGTTGCCGTCACTAATATTTCCGCGGCGTAAGTAACAGTTATGATCGTCCGCTGTCCTGCACTCGGCGTCGGTGCCGAAAAAGGCGCGCCAGCGTTAGCATGCGTTATCGATTCGGTGACCGTACCGCCCGAAGGGCATGAAGCGATAACGTTATCCAGTGTGCGCGTGGTAGAGTGCACCGACAATATCGGGTTGGTCATCCGGTTATCCGAATCCTTATCAGCCTTCGCGTTCAGCGCCGTCTGCTGTGCTATGCTTATCGGCTTGTTCACATCGCTTGTATTGTCGGCGTTCCCAAGGCCGACCTGGGCCTTAGTGACGGTGTGCGGGTTATTCTTATCGACGATGTGTGCGAGCAGTTCCGATTCATTCGCCATTTTCTGCCATACACCATTAGACAGTAAGTACAGACGCTGGTCTGTCGTGTTGAAATACCAGTCCCCGTCCTTCGATCCTACGGGTGCCGATGAGAATGACCGCGCTGACTTCGTGAGTTCAAACTGCGTTTGCATCTTGTCGAGACGCTCTTTATTGATCAGTGTCCCCTGCTTCTCTCCAGGAATGTGATCCTCCCATTCTACTTTCTCATATTCACCCATTGGTGACACCTCCTTGCTTACCTCTGACACTTTCCATAGCTGCCTTCAATATCGCGTTCATCGTGCGATCTAATGATTCTAAAAACGGGATCTCGACGTACTTCGCCATACCGATCGTGTGATTGAAAGACATCTCCTCGTGCTGAACTGCCGCATAGATCTGATTGTTGAAGTATTCGAGTTTTATTTTACTTCCTTCTTCATTAACTTCGACACGGTTCGACGCACGCAACAGACCCGCGTCAACGGGCGTGCACCTTACGATATGATTGCGCGTCCTCAATCCCTGTGCCGCAAGCTCCTTCATCAGCATCGGCTTGAGGTCTTTGGCGGCATCCTTCATTCTCTTGCTCAGTTCTGTTAAAGTTACTTTCATGTTATCGTGATCTCCTTGTTACACGGCATCCCGTAAGTATTGTATTTCGCGACCACCGCACGAATTACGGGGCCGTACATATCCCACGGTTCCGGAAGGAATATGTGATCTTCCGCTTTCACGGGATCCGTCCATGGAACAACTACCTTCAGACCGCTCAATGTCATGACATCCCCCTTATCGTCTACTATGCGTGATGTCAGCGGTTCTATGCGGCATTTCACTTCCCTCTCGTTCTTCATTATAGGCTGTCCGTTCTTGTCGTAATCCCGGGACGATGTTCCGACCGTTGCTATTCGGCACTTATGCGGCATTCCGTGATCTGCGGTGTGCTGCGCGAATAACGAATAACCTTCAGTCACTTGTGGCATCTTCTTATCCCCCTCACGTGTATGAAATACCCTCCTGCACGGCCTTCCGTTCCCGCCAATGCGAGCACGTAATTCTTGACCGCTTTCTCCGCCTTCGCCATGAACTGCTCACATGCTGTGCCTATGTCCGTTGATACGGACACACCGCCCTCGCTGATGCTTGCAGGCCTCACGTTGCGGGCATCCAGCGCCCTGTATACGTGCGCCGCTGTCACATACTTGACAGGAGTATCGGGTGTTCCCGAACTGCCCGAGGAAGCCACCATTTGCGTTACGATGTCCTCGGCCATGCTGATCATTTCTTCCAGTTCGGCATCAGTTAAGACCATCGCTGACGGCCCCAACCATAATCTAATGTTCTCCGCCGTTACCGTCATTTCTTCCGACTCCTTATTACGATGATCTCTCCCTTCCCGTTGCATTTCGGGCACACGTATTGTGACTTCTCTGTGGTGATGATGTTCCTTCCGTCGCAACGAGGGCATGGTACGTGCTCGGTGTAACTCATTGATTTGACGCTCCTTTCAGGACCTCATCGCACTTGCTGTCGCTTGTAATGTTGTGTTCAGGATCGTAGGGTGTTTGAAACTCCGACGTACTGAACTCGTGATCGTCCGCACCGAGACCGTCGCTCTTGCGTATATCGGCAAATCGGCGCTCCTGCTCCGTCAATCTGGTGCGGTCTATCATTCCGACCGCTCTCAATTGCCTGTATTCGGCGCTGAACACCTTGGATGCCGTTCTCGGGGTGAACATGTGTATCGTGATTGTGGATGGTTTAACCGCCTACCATCCGAAGGTCATTCACATGCTTACGCCACGACAACACGCGCCGCGGCGAGCTTCAACTCGTTCGCGTCCGCAGTGCTCAAGGCTTTCCCGTCCGGTCCTTCCGCCTTCATCGGGTCGGACATGCCGAACCTCATGATAACGGTCGGGTTCGTTGCATACTTGAGTATGTTGTCGAACTCGTCGAACGTGATGTCCTTTCTCATGCCGATGATAGGTGCCCTTGACGGGTCGAATGCTATCGCACCGACGTTGCCCACGGCTTCCCAGTCGAACACGACGCTGCCGCTCGGAACCGTTGCCGTTTCGCCGATCGCAAGACCTGCGAACTTCGGGAGGCTGACGCCTTCGATGGTAAGCGACATCGCTCTGTCCACGTTGCCCGGTATGTATGTGTTGATCATCTGTGCCATGAACATCGGCGATACTGCCGCTGCCGTTGCATTGTAACCGTTCTTCGCTACTTTCGCTCTTGCAATGGTCAGACCGCTCAGCGCATCTCCGACAGCTTTGGATACGGCGTTCGCCGTTCCGCTGAAGTTTATCAACGCTTCTAACGCTGCCTTGTCGATGGTGAGCTCCATTCCGGCGCCCATTTCGCGAAGCACGGAAGACATGAACGATCCGCTTGTGTCCTCGAGTATCGAGTTGCTGATCGTTGCCGTATATCCGTATTCCTTCGTGTCGATGAGCGTGGTCATGAGGTCCTGTGCGATGTCAGCGTATTCCGCATTCTTCGCCTTTATCGGTGCGGGTTTCCTTTTCGTCCACGCCGGGAACTTCACTGCGCCGGATCCCATGTTCAGAACGTTCATTATCTGTCTCATGGATGCGACACCCTGCGCACCTTCCGCTATCACATCGGATACGAGCACGTTCACAATACCGGATCCGATAAGGCCGTCCTGCGCTCCTTTGAAGCATTCCGCGACCTCTACGATCGAATATTCCGTCGCCTTTCCTGTGCTTTTCATACCCACCATCTTCGACGGTAAGTATCTCATGAGCGCCTTTGCTTTGGACTCCGAGAACTCGAGGTTCCCATTGCCCGCGGCTATGATCTTGTTCAGATAGTATGACGGAGAGCCATACTTGTACTGATCAACCTGAGGGAACTCGTCCGCTGCGAAGTTCCCCGTAACTGCTATCTTGTTACCGCTGTCCATTTTAAGCACCTACCTGTGAGAGTTTCACGTAACCGAAGGCTCCTCCGGCTATGGGTTCCAATGCTATCCCTACCTGCGCTCCTGCGGCCTTCAGGATAACTCCTCCGAGAGCTCCTGCCTGTACCGCAACGCCCGCGGCTATGGCTACCGAGCCGTCGCCGTTGTACATTGCCACCACGCCGGAAACACGGACGGCTATCTCGTCGCCCGCTTCTCCGCCATACAGAGCGGCGCCTATCGCGGCCCCGCCCGATGCCGGAACGATCAACTGACCGCTTGTGTTCAAACCGACCGCCTGACCCGCCGCTATCGCCGCGGAGCAGACGAACGTCATATCCGTTGCATAATTACCGAACTTCACAGGTTTCTTGTGAGGTGTCGGTACTACCACTATTGCTGCCATTCTTAACTCCTCCTTATTATCTTAGGTCTGTTCTCCTCGTAGATCACGGGTTCCTCACCGTGTGAATAATCCGCTCCCTTCGATCTGGGCAATGCTGTGTTACCGAACGCCGTCACAGTAGCCTTGACCTCTCCGATCGTCCTCTCGAACGATGCGTTCTTTTCGTCCATTCTCTTGGCGAATGCGAGCACCTCATCCATCTTTTTCATGAACGGACCGAGTTGTTCAGCTATCGGCGCCTCCGCGTCAGCGGGCGGTTCCTCTTTTTTCACCTTATCTTTCAGTTTGCCGATTATCTCAGTCACTGCCTTCTCATCGCCGTCGAGACTGACTGCGAGGTCGAGAAGGTCCGCGATCTCGGGATAACCGTACTCCCTGAAGATGTCCCTTACAATGGACACTATCGTGTCCTTTACTTCTCCGCCAGAAGCGGAGGCATCTTCTCCTTCTGCCATTTCTTTTCCTCCATTTCCAGCGGCGAACGCTGGTATTTTGCAGGTTTCACAGGCTCCGACATCTACGATGGCGAGCCCAGTGAATGTGATGTTACGAACGTTACCGGATGCGTCAAGCTCCAGTATCGTTTCGGCGGACACGTCCCGTATTCCGCCTCTTTCCGCAGGGAACTGCACCATACTGATGATGTCCTTACTGTTCCCGGATCTGCCATGCAGGTGTATGTCTACGACCACGCCTTTTCCCTCTTCGTATCGGGGATTCATGACGTTACCAACCTGTTCCACGATGTTACGCGGGGAACCTCCCGGGTGCCTTGTCCATACGCCTCTGGACGGCCAGTTCTCAGCGCATATCTTCAGCACATCATCGGAGAACTTGGCGGTGACCCCCTGCATTGATGTCCACTCGCCTGCGGCCATTGCGATCACGTTATTGACCATCATGGCGCCGTCCTCTAAAGGCTCAAAATTACCGCCGTCTATGGCCAGATTGTAATATTGTCTCTTCATGCTCTCACTTCCTCGAACGTTATCGGTACGATCTGCGCAGAATAGTGGGTATCATCTACCACCACAGGTGCGCTGTCTTCCCATACGCCTATGACCGCACAACGGCAGTTCGGATGTATCGGGAGCAGTTCGTTCACTCGGAGATCGAACACTTCCAGTTCTCCGCTCTCGCCGTTCTTGAACACTATCGCTTTGCATTTATCGCATAGCCTTTCGTCGTATGCGGGGTAGATGTTGTATCCGGTAGCTCCGGCTCTCTTGTAAGTTTCAGTAGCCGTCCTATTGTGTGTCTTCATGACTGTGGTGCGGGCGATGGTCCTCGCGCGTGCCAGATCGCCGTCTGTTACCTCTGCCACCCTTTTGCCGAGTTCCCTCGCACCGAGACCTTGCTGAACGCCCTCTATGAGTGTCCGCGATACGTTTTTACGGATGTCTATAGTCAAAGATTGAACATCGTTCATCACATTGACCGCTAATTCCCTCGTCATGTCCTTTGGAAGCCCCGTAGGACCGAGAACTATCGACATGTGACCCATCTTCCCTATTGTGACGTTCGAGCGTATGATCGCGGCGTTCTGCGTGTCCTGTATCCACGTCAATCCCATCTCTTCGAGACGAGCGGTAGCAGAGTTCATGACACTCTCGACAATGCGGTCTATGATGACCGGGTCAGTGATGTTGTTATCAATGACATAATCGCGAGCTGCCTTGATGTGAATGTCCAGAATATCCTCTGCCGTCCTTGCCGCTTTCAGTTCGTAGCGCAGCGTTCCCGAAGGATCATGAACATTGACCTTGGGGTGCGAATAAGCACGGTCATCCATAGGGAGCACCTCCTACAGCGTTCCTTATAGCCTGATTGGCGCGTGCGATCTCCTGCTGTGCCTCTTTATCCGCTTTGTTATCTTCTGTTACGTATTTCTTCCCGAGAACGAACTCCCCTGCCTGCTGTGCAGTGATGATCGCATACGGGTTCATGGGATCTACGGACATGAGCAATTTGACTGTGTCCGCTCTCCGTTTCAGGTCTTCGCCGTCGGGGTTGTCCCACTCGAATGTGATCGTCCCTGCATCCCTTCCCAATCTGCGAAGTATGAGGTTATTGATGATCTGCTCCTGTACCTGCGAGGTGACCACACTTTGCTCCGCGCTTATGCGTTTGTAGTAAGCTTGATAGTGACGGTTTGCCGTCGCTTCGCTGTTCTCCGCGATCCCTACCTCTGACGGCGGGGTTCCGGTGACTATGGCCATATTGAGCAACGCCCAATCCTGATAGTCGCGCACATGCGACACACCGTTGATGCTGTGCTCTATCATCTTCGTTCCTTGCGCCGTGACGAAATCGGACGCGGGGCCTCTGCCTCTCTGATATTCCTCGCCTATGCGCTGCGGAACGTCAACGGGAATGTCTGCGCCGCTTTCGATGTTGATCTCCATCGACGGATAGCCCATGCGGTGAATTGCTTCCGCGCTGGATTCATTCATCGTCTCATGAGCATCTATTTCCTTCTTCGCTCGCTCGATCAATGATACGCCAATCTTCTTGAGCGCAGGTATCGGAACGATAACTATGGCTTGAGAAGCGTTAATCTCAACCGAGGGGGCGTTATCTCCGAACACCTGCCTCCATCCGATGATGTCCCCGCTCTCGGGGTCATGAATGGGTAGAATATTCTCCGTACTGCGGGCAATGAGTGCCACGCCTCCGCTTATTGTGGGCGCGATCTCCATCCAGCCGTAACCGTTCTTGTAGCCTTCTTTCAAGGCCGTCGGGAACTCTCTGTCGAATCCCATGCGGTCAAGCTCTTCCTGCACCTGCTCTTTCAGTGCGGATTCGTTCGCAGGAGCATACAGAGTGTATCCGCTACCCAGGAAGGTGTTCACACGGGAGTCGATTATCGCCCCCATCGCTGTGTCGTTGTAGATGGCGTTGTTCTCTCTCCGGCACTTGATGATGTCCTTGTCCTTGTTGCGTCCGGTACGGGATTTGAACTTGTTCGAATTGATTCCTACCGTGGTTGTATTCATGGGTCGGTCTCTTTCACGGATGGATGGACCACGGAAGAATGTCGAAAGCGCATGGGAGATATTGTCAAGACGCCGACCCATAGTTATTATGCACGGTTCTGGTTAATAAACATTTGCAACATTGTTGCATTTACATACCATTTATTACGAATATGTTGCAAACATTTAAGACGAAATACTACATTGTTGCATTAAGGGTGACTGAATGATAGACACTGCATACATCGTAGGCGGTCTGCTTGTCGGAATCATTGCGGCAGTTATCTGGATCTTGGACCGTAAAGGTTTGATCGATAAGGATGCGCTGATCTCGGATGCTTTCCGTAACTTGGAGAACATTCTCGATGATGTGATCCTTGTCAACAAGATCAAGGATTACGACCTGAAACACGGAACGAACTATCTGACTCAGCTTAAAACCTTCCTTGCTGAGATGGAAGACGCAATGACATCCGCACCCCTCCCGAAATACATCAAGATCGCAACAAAGATAATACCTGAAGTTGCGAACATAATCAAGATAGTCGGGATAATAAAAGTGTGACAAACATCTTCATTCTATCTTTTTTATTCGTTCGAGTAGGACGGCCTCTGCCTTGCCTTCGGTGTGATGCGTGCCACAGTCGAACCGGAAGGCGTTAATGCCATAGGTTTGTATGCGAGAGCGTAGCGCAACGAATCGACGGCATGGTCATACCCCTTCATGGGCTTGCGTTCGATGTCCTTCTCAGATGCTCGCGGATCCCAGATATAATTACGCAATTCGTCACGTAAGTTCTTGCTTCCCGCGTGTACATATATTTTTGATTCCATCACTTGATCAATGCCGAACGAAACGTCCTTGTATGCCGGGATGCACACATGCTGCGCACCATTCGACGGATCTCCCGGAGGCCATATCTCACCCTGTCGACGGAACCCGCTCATCGCCAGTGAGTAGATACGGTCTAATTCATGATCACATCGGAGGGATGTGTTGTCTTTTAACCACTCGTGTTCGTCGTATATCTGGTTCAGTCGTGCTTCCAGCATCTTCTGATTGTACCCGGGTTCGTACATCAATTCCATCGCGTAGCGTTTCCCCTCGAATATCCATACGGCAACCGACGCCGTTGTATGTGATCCCCAATCCACGCCGTTGCTTATCGGCGTCAGATCGTCGGGTATCGGCCACTCATCCTCTTCGACCAATTCCCAGTGTATCCCTTCGGTGTAAACTAATCCTTCGTACACACCCGGCACCCCGTCACGATATACTCGTGCATAATTGGGATTTCGTGAGGATTCGTATAGAAGGTTATCTATGGCTGACTGCGACAGGTATGATTCTCCGGTCTTTTCGTTGATGTTATCGAGATATGTCGTTTTTACTGTGCGCGTCCTTTCGTTCGGAAGCACTCCGTCCATGTGAGGATACACCCATTCCGTGACACACCAGTGGTTTTTCTCAATCGGATTAAATGCTGACATGATCTGCGGATTCTCGATGTTCTTGGAACGCCCCATGCGGTTCTTGAGCATGATGTAATCCTTGCGGCTTATGGCTGTGATCTCATTGACGAACACCCTCTTTGCATCTGTGAACTTCTTGAGACGTTCCGATGATCGTTCGCCGGATGAACGCGAGGATGACGTGAATATTATGCGATGCCCTGACGGAAGGATGATCTCGTGCGGTGCGCTGTCCCTTCGTTTGAACGGGATGCCGAACGAATCAAGTCTTGCGCACATTGGCTCGAAGCAGTCAGATCGTACAGAGGTCATATCCTCCATTATGCATAGTGAGAACCCGCCTGTGTCTTCCAGTCCTTTGACCCAAAGCCAGTCGAGGCCGTAGAATGTCTTTCCGGACAACGAACCCCCGAAAAGAACGATCTCCGGCTCGGTGCAATCCAGCAGATCATAGTAGCACTTCAGAACTTCAATGTCGACGATCATACTTTCCGCACCCTTATCTCGATCGTGCGGTCATTCACGTCGAGCATGTTGCCTTTTGACAATCCGCAATACTTTCCCATTTCTTTGATAATATCGAGCATCGTCTCATTGTGTTTCACGATCAGATATGATAGCGTTGGGTCTGTCACAGAATCAATAATTGCTTTCTTGTAAAGACCTTCGGTCTCTTCAAGACGCCGGCACAGTTGGGAGATCGTGGTCTCCTTGCTGATGGTGTGGATTGTCCCGTTTGTCCATGTCCGGACAGAATCGGTTTTTAAGTCCCGCGCGCACGGGGTGAGTTCTGTTTTGTCCGTTCTGTCTTCCTCGAATTTCTTATAATATCGCTTTACGGTCTTCACGCTTATGTTTATGATCTCCGCCACGTCTGACGGCTTCACTCCTTCCATGAACCCTTGGCGCATCGTCGCGATCTGTGATTCCGTTGCTACCATTTTCTAACCTTCCTTAATCCCATGTTATCTTTCTGACGTTAGGCTGCGCCGTATTCCTGCATTCGTGACATATTCCGTTATCCCATACGTTCACCGCTATGTATTGCCGTCCGCATTGCTTACATATCGGATTGCTTGGGATGTTCGGTTCTATCGTTCGTCGTTTCGCCGAGAACGTATCGGTGACCTCTCTCATTCCTTCCACCTTCCTTCTTTATGTTTTCTCATCGCTTCTTCACACTCTTCTGTCCCGCATGTCCATAACTCCACGGTGTATGCGCCGGATGGCAGCTTATCCCACGCATCGGCTGTTTCCTCGCATATTGTCTTTCGGCACATGCAGTATTTCGACTTCATTCTTTCACCTCTATCTCGACGGGACTCGGTATTGTTCCTTTGCCGGAACATGCTATGCAATCTGTGATGTATTCACCGCCAACGGTTTCTTTCCCGATTCCGTTGCAACGATAACACGTTTCGCTGTCGTTCATTCTTTCGTCTCCATTTCTCTGAATTGGCGATCATCTTCCTCGGTCATTCGCCGTAGGTCGTAGACGCACTTCATGCATATTCTGCCGCCATTTCTCGTCCTTTCTCTCGCCCACTGTTCTATTTGATTCAATAAGTCCGACGGTTGCGTCATTGCTCGACCCCCAGCATTTCTCTTATTTCATCTATTACTCCTAAAAGGTCATCCGGGTGTATTGTGTCGGGACGTTCGACTAATCGAATGATGTAATCATCCAGCACATCGAGGGCTTCTTTGATGTTCTTCATTGTTTGACCTCCTTTCCGTCTTTGTATTCGCCTACGAGTTTGCCCATGCCGAAGTCGATGACGATCCATTCATCGAATGAGAACGATGAGTCCTCTTTCGCGGCGTCTGTTGCCGCCTT